CACCACTACCTGTGAGTGTTGCACCTGCGATCTTAGCTACAGTGGAGCGGTCTCTTGCCTTTCCTGTACCTGTTCCAGAGTTAGCTACAGTAAAAATACTACCTATATTATAGTTCACACCAGAGGTGCCTGCAACAGTATTCCAGTTAGTGTTGCCAAGCTCTGTAATATAAAACTCATCAGTAAGTGTAAAGCTTCCTGCAGTTTTCTCTAAAGAAGGTCCCACACGAATATCGCGAGTAACGATTGCGTCAGAGTCGAGCATCTCTGTATTCAGAGTGCCGATTGTTGCAACTTCTGCCATAAGAGTAGAAAACTTGGCACTCGAACCTGTGATATCATCTACATCAAGAGTTCCTCGGAACGTCATTGTACCTGCAGACTGATCCCAGAACATATACTTATTAGTAGCAGCATTACCTACATACATATCACCATCTTTCTTTAAGTCAATACCTGCTCCAGAAAGTGTAGTTCCACTAATAGTAGGAGCTGTACCCCCACTAGGGAATACTTGTACTTCTCGCGCTATTACAGAGTCAGCATTTAACACATCAGCATCTATAGTAGTAAAACTAGCAGCTCCTAATGCGGCTACTGCTTTTCCAAAAGTTCCTCCAGTTGCTGCGGAAGTATCAATCTCGGTAGTACCAACAGCGTTTTCGGCTATTTGCTCCTTCTCAATACCATCTTGTTCAATCATAGTTTTTGCTTTCTTAAGAACAGCGTCAATCTTTGTGTAGACTTCTCCAATAACAAGACCACTTGATGTTCTATAAATTCGAGCAATGATTACATCATTTGCATAGTCTATGCGTATATTTGGAAGGTACGCTGATACATTAACAAAAGAACTAAAGTTATTTGTTACATAAAGAAGTGTGTCGCTAACTACTGCGGCTACTTTGTAACCTTCTGTGTTATTAAGTTTGAGGCTATCTCCATCTTTAATCTGACTTAAAAAAGCAGTATTAGACCCCGTAACTTTAGTAGTACCAGCAGCTTTGCTGAAAGTACCTGTTAAAGCTGAGCCATACTTAGTACCGTTTCCAGAACCCATATCATACCAGAAATGAGTGGATAAAGCGGGCTTATGATACTTAACAAGTTTCAGACGATCACTGCTATCACTCGCATCCATAAGAATATACGCGTGTTCATCTATAAAACCTCCTGAAGCAGGTCTACTACTTTCCGACCAAGTTATTACAGGTAGATTAGTACAACTTTGCTGCCATGCCGCAGAACTAGTACTTGTATTCGTAATAAGAGCTGCCCTATCACTAGGGCTTTTTACAGCGTACTGATAATTTTGGAACGTAAAAGAAGAACTTAGTAATCCAAAGCCTACACTTGTAGTACCTCCATAAGGTACTCCTTCAGGAAGGCGTGGTATGTTTTCTTTATACTTATCACTTACTACTACAACCGACACTGTAGGAACCGAAACATTTTGAAGTATATTGATTGTTTTTACAGCTATATTATAAGTACCATCTATTATTCCTTCGACACTCCAAGAAGTCTGATTACTATTATTAATTGTTATGGGGTTTTCTATTTTTGGAAAATCATGGTGTATTTCATAACCTGCCAAATGCTCATAGTTACCTTCAAGCGCACTTACGTTTCTAGGAGGGCTCCATTGTATAGTCAGCTCTTCCCCTATAAGATCAGGATTCATTACGCTAGTAGCATATACGTCTGTTACAGGAGGAACTACATCATTATGTCTTACTGCAGGATATACACTATCTGCTATATAAGTAGTAAAGTCTTCGTCTACTGCTGCGAACTTTTCATTATAGTGCTCAACGGCACTAATACCAAACTCATTTTTAGCACTTTGAGAAATAGCTAATACTTTGTACTCTTTTGCAGAGCCTAAAACAGTTAGTCCTCCTGCTGTTTCTGTAAGTACCCATATACTTTCTGCAGGTGGAACTGCAGAGAAACCAGTAGTCACTGTTATAGTATCAACACTATTTCCAGCAAGCGCTGCGGTTACGTCTTGAGTCTCAACACGAGTATGCTCTGACCACGATAATACTAAAGGGAGTCCTCCGTTTGTTAGACGAGCATTAGAAGCTTTAACTTCCGTATCTATATTCTGTAAACTTGAGCTGCCTGTAACAAAAGCTTGCTTTACTAAGTCACCTTTTTTGTAGTTAACACCACTAATAGTAACATCTTCCGTAGCAAATGCACCAGGTTCTACAAACATTATAGATAGCTGATAAGTACTGCCAGATATTAAACTCGTTGTGCTGTCTAAAGGAATAGAACTAACACTACGGGTGGTGCCGGAGTTTGATACTCTGCCACCAATACGTACTGCATACCTATCTGAATCTTGTATATTTATAACATCGCCCGGCATAAGAAAACTAGCATTTAAAGCAGTGGAAAAATTAACAACTTCTCTTTGATTAGCTGCTGTCCATAATTTCCATCGACCGTATCTCAAAGCTTGGCCTTCGCTAGTTGCTCCCATCGCCATTGCGTCCTGAGAAATAATTGTGCCAGTTTTAGCAATGTTAAGCCTATCTTCCACAAGTAAGGGAGAAGCTTTGTAGTTAGCCTCAGGATCTATCCAAGTAACAACACACTGATTAATCCGTGTTTTACTGCCTGTACCTTCATAAGAAAACGCACCGTCTATTACATTAGCTTTTGTAAAGTTATAAACAGGGCCTGAAGGTGCATCCATAATAGGGATTACTTTACCGTCAATGTAGTAAAGCATACTACGGAATACTGTGCCCATATCTTTAAGTACTTTATAAGCATCTGCCGCTTTAGTAAAGTATAAGTTAGAAGTAAACCGAGGCTCTAAACCACCTTTTCCATCATCAACGAGTGCGTCACAATATCTTGAAATTCTGTATAGAGCGTATTTATCAACATCAGTATCTTTTAGAAAGTCCCCTAATCCATAACGATTATTTGTAAGTATATCGTAAAATATCCAAGCAGGGTTATTTGTATAAACTTTTTCAGATGCAAAAGCACCATCCCAATCTTGATAAGAACTAGTAATAGCACCGCTAGTAATATTACGATTATAGCTAGCAACTCCGTCGCTAGTCTGTTCTCTTGTCACATAGTTTGAAGGAACGGATACTTTTAATCCTCTAAGATGGTATGAGCGTGTAGGTATGCTTTGAAACTTTTTGGTATCAAAAGTTACGTTAGCTATTGCGCTAAAGGGGTGTGTTAATATATCTTTAATAACACATGTTGTATTTGTTAAAGCGGACGCAGTAACTTGCGTCCAATCATGGAAGGTCCTAGCGGTACCGTCTGCTCTTATCTCTTTAATAGCGGGACCTTCATGGTCCGTTATTCTTTCAACTTGTATTTTAAAGTCAGAAAAAGGTCTAAACATTGTTAAATCTATTGTTTCAACATAACTAGCAGCATTTTTATCCATACTATTATGAGTCAAAGGGTGCTTTAGTACTTGAAAGTTTTCAAACGAGCTTTCTCCAGGTTTTTTAATTGCTATCTGTGTTCTATATTGAGTAAATGTAGGATCATCCCCTCCATTACCATTGACTGCATAGTGACCACTTGCATACGCAATAGTAAAACGAGCTTCATCAACTTCTTGTAACTGGCTAGCAGTTAGGTTGAATCCGGCGGCTGAGCTTCCTACTAAGACTTTAGCGGCGTCGTCACCTCCATAGTTATCACTTTGTTGCAAAGAGCCTCCAGCGCTAGGGCTGTTACTTATAGATGTAGATCCGTTTCCTCCTCGACCGCTGAATGGGGTTTGTGCCAAAGTGCCTACCCTGAACTGAGTAGTTACACCTTCGTGGTTGGTTGTCTGCGACTGTGTTATGGGGTCTACTTTTGTAACAATAGCGCCCGTAACATCAAACTTAAAACTACCTGTAGCACCTGTCCACGCCGCCGCTAAGGTAACAGTTTGTCCTGAAACAGATGAAATTTTAACTATTTTATCCACTTCCAAAAAGTAAACACCATCAGGAATCCATAGTCCCGAAGGGCCAGAGGCATTACCAGGAACGAACTCAGCTACAGAATCACTGGTTCGTTTAATTATCCAACCTTCCCCAAAAGCACCGTCACCAAATCCACCAGCTTGAGTCACTATACCTAGTCTTGCGGGAACGTGCGTGTCTACATCAGCAGGCGAAGAGACCATATCAGCAGTAAAAAAGCTATCAGTATTCTGAGTAGTAAGAGTAGCAGTAACGGCATAGTTATCATTACCCGCAGATCCATCAGTAGCAGTTACTTGTTTAGTTCCGTATCCTGCTCGTACAATTAAGTACTTAATTCCAGCTTCTGATTCTACAATAGGATTGTCGCCTGCTCCACTAATAGTGACAGAAGTAGAATCGTTTGTGAAAGCGGCCAAAGCTGCACTTTGGCTATAGTAACTACTCGCTTCTGAAAGAGGCACAGCTCTATCGTCGTTTAGATAAACGGAAGCAGCTCCATCAACAAGTCCGTAAATAGGACCTTCTGATATTAAATCTGTTACTGATAATGTCTGTCTATCTCTCGCTAAGTAGCTAAAGTTGGCGTCGAAGTTGGGGAAGTGTAAACCTTTAATCATTTTATTGGGCTCCTATTAGGGCTGTTGTTTGGGTGCTACTATGTTAATGTTACCTGCAGCATCTGGAGTTACATTGTTTATTGCGTCTTGAATAGTTTGAGTGCCTCCAGAGCCGTTTCCCCCTTGGCGTATATCTACAGCTATAGGTCTGCCAGGGACTCTGAGTTCCCCATAAAGGACAGGAATAGGGTCACCTTCTATTGAGGTATTTGCTCCTCCACTAAAAATATAATTAGTCGGCGCATCCGCATCTACAGCAGGATCAGGTGCCATCATTTGTTGCATACCTGCTAGAGCTAAGTTTATACTGAGCAAGGCTACCATACTACCTGCCGTACTTAAGCCTCCGGCTGCTCCTACTGCCCAACCAACCTGCATAGGTCCCGCGGCTCCTACTACCCCCGTTCCAAGCCCTGCAAAGCCTCCAGTAATAGCAATAATAGCAATAATAGCAATAGCTGCAAGTATTTTTGCTATACCACTTTTTGAGCCTGCAGGTGCTAAGGATATAGTTATATCTCCTTTACAGATAGGGACTATCAAATCTGTTTGATCAATGGTGCCATCTTCTGTCTCAACTATAAAATTTATATCTTCTTCATGGCATTTTCTTACATAAGGTAAAAACTCAGGTCTATTTGCGTTTATGCATTTAAAAACATCCGCATAGTCATTAGTATTGACAATAAATTTAGAGCCAAATCTTTCTCCTAATTCTCCTTGTAAATACACACTATGTTGCATAACGATAAACCCCACTTATATACTTTTTCCAAAAAGGGTAGATATTTTCCCTACAGGATATTCTGTTTTCGGCATGATGATAAAATATATCATCTCCTAAATACACTCCGCAATGATTACCTACTAAAGCATTAATTGTAAAAATGAGTAAGTCACCTTTTTGCATATTATCTTCTACTTTCTCAAAGCCCCAAGTACCTATGTACTCGTCAGTAAAGTAGTCTAAATCTTTTTCCCACCAATCATCTTCAAAAGGAGGGCGGCTAGGTATGTCTAGCCCGTTTGAAATATAGTAGTCTCTTGCTGCTTCAAAACAGTCATTAACACCAAACTCATACTCTCTTCCGTAAAGAGACTTATTAATTCGTATAGGCTGTAATATTTTCATATCCATTTGAGGATAGCTAAATATATAGTAAGGTATTCCTACTGCATTACAGTACTTAATGTCATTTTCACTCGGCTCAGTAGTTCCGTCAGGATGACTATGTACTATACCTATAATATCTGATCTATGTCCAATATTAATGTATTGTTTTGAGTCTATAATAAAGTCATTTTCTCCTTCTGCTACATTATCACAAGGAAACCAAGTTGTTTTACCTTTAACTACTGCTAGTACTCCACAGCCTTCTTGAGGATACCACGTCTTAAAGTGTTCTTCTATTTCTTTTAATTGATTCATATTTAATATTTCATTGTTCCAGGGAATGATCCAAAAGGTAAACGAGCAGCTAGATTCGTTGAGCCTTCTGGCTTTTGATTTGCACTTGTTAATACTGAAGGTTTAAACCCATATCGAGCTTTACAAGATTGTAGTGTTTTACCACATATTTCTTCTCTAACCCAGTAAGGGCTTGTGCCTGTAGGTATTTGTCCGGCTGGCACCGTTCCTACCGTAGCTTTCCATATTGTTACTCCATTATATCGAACAAGAGTACCTAATGCATAAGAACTTCCTGAAGACCACTCTGCCCATTTACGAACTTCTTTCCAATAAGAAGAAGTTATTGAAGGAGTTCTTGCTGTATCGTTTTCTGGTGCTGAGATCTTCTGGGCAAGTAGGCAGACCCAATATTGAGTTTGTGTAGCTGTACCACTACCTGCTCCTGAACCTGTTGCTTTAAATACAGTTCCAACAGTATTATTTGCAGCTCCTACTAAAGTAAAATTAGTTCCAGACCCCACGCTTGCTATTGTATAATCCAATCCTATTATAAAAGCTCCCGCTGTAGTAGCAGTAGCATTTGTAGTAACATAACTAGCAGTAGTATAATCAGCAGTTGCGCTATAAGCTGCAAAAGTTTCTGCAAGTACAAGAGGTTTATCGTCAAAGTCAAAGTAGGCTTTATGAGCTCTTACAGTCCCATCTCCATCGTAATTTACTGCTCCATCTGTATTCCACGTACACCCCCCACCCTTTCCGGAAGCGTGTCCTTGATATTTCCAGCTACAATACTTTCCTACTACAATACGCCTAGGTATCTGTATGTTTTCTAAGTCAAAGGGGGTAGCTACTTCATATGTAATAGAAATTGAATTCTCGTCTGCTACTCTATCAATTATATACTCTTGAGTAGAAAACTCTATTGGAGGAGAGGCATCTTGAGCACCTCCAACTAAATATTTTCTTAAAGTTTGACGACGTTTAATTCTTTGGCCTATTAAATCATCATTTTTAAAATTACCTAACTCTGTTTGAAATAAAGAACCTATATTTGCAATGGTAAAAGCTGGTCTGCTAGACGCTCCGTCAGCTTGTATCTCTAAACCATCTATTACCATAGGCATTGGAATATAATCACGAATAGTATGGTTAACCTGAGTTGCCTGACCTGTTCCAGACCCTACACCTGTAGCAGTAAAAGTAGTACCTGCAGTATTATTTGCTGCTCCAATTAATGTATAGTTAGTAGGATCTGCGTTAGTGCCTCCATTTATTATACTGTAGATAGTGCCAACTATAAAAGTACCTGCAATTACTGGATTAGCGGGCTCAGTTTTATCCCGAAACTGTACATCTGTTAAGTCAGAGTCTATGCCTGGGTGAAAGTATAGGGTAGTTCCATTTGGCAATGTTACTTCGAATAACTCGACAAGTCCCGAATCAATTTCTTGTGTTTGTACGTCTGTTGCAATTACGTTACTCATGCCTCAAAAACCCTTTTTAATGATACAGAAAGACTATAAAAGTCATCATATGCGTATGTCGTTGAATAATTTGTTGTTACTACTTTGACGTCTCTTTCGCCTGTGCGTGTAGTATTGTTTGTGTCAGGTAGAGTAAGAACAAAACTAGAAACTCCTTTCTTACCGTCTAAAAATGCAACTATATCATCAATGTCAGCTTTTAAACGAGTTGCAAAAGTTAAGGAATAAGTCTCATTTAAAGTATTAATTCCATCTGCAATACGCTGCTCATACCCGTCTCCAAAACTAGCAGTAAGTACCCGTGGGGTGCTGGCTTTTGCCATACTCCTATCAGGGGTTGCGTATGTTGTACCTGTATATATAAAACCTATTGTCATTATGCTGCTCCGTAGGGGTTAAGTATTCCGCCCGATCGTTTTTGATTTTGTAATTCAACTTGTACTGCTGCTGCTACTGCTCCACCTAGTTTGTCCATATCGGGGCCTGTGCTTCCTGACTTACTGCTTTGTCCATCTGTAGATATGTTGACTACAATGTTATTTGAACTGCTATTTCCGCCGCCTTTTCCTGACATTTCTACAGGTATAGACTTTCCGTTAGGAAGAGGAACGATTGCTTCGGTTCCGTGCATCATGACAGGATAACCTGAAGTTGACCCTCGTGCTACGCCTCCGGTGGCATATCCTGAAAGTTTTTTCCCTTGCTCAAATACTCCACCACTACGACCGCTCCCTAATTGTAGGAAGTTGCCAAACGGTGTGCCTTTAAACATTTGTAGTATCATCATTTTTACAATCATTGCTGCTAAGTCTTTAAGTATAGATACTGCCATATCTGAGAAAGCGTCTTTTGCACTTTTAGCACCCGTAACCATGGCCGTAAACGCACCCGCCATATTATCGTGAAAACTTGTACCCAAGTCTTTTAAGAGTACTTCCATAGGTTGTAGCTTCGCTGCGGCGTCCTCAAGATCGGTGACTGCTTGTACTGCTGCTGCTACTGCCGCTACTTGCTCCTCGCCTAAAAGGTTTATTAGAGCCGCTCCTTGTTCAGGTGCCAGGTCCAATATACTGGCTATGCTTGTCCGTAGTGTTCCAAGGATTCTAACATTGTCGTCAGTTACACCCGCTTGACGAGTTGCTTCCTCAGAAGCTGCTCTAGCAGCTGCTGCTGCGGGTGTGTCTATAGTTCCTGTGTAACCTGGGGCCGAATCAAGCATAGACTCCCCAGCTAGAATACTCTGTTCTAATGCAATCCTCCTAAAATCAGCTGCGGTATTTTTAGCTTTAATCCTTTGTACTTCTAGTTCTGCATCCATTATCTTATATTTTATCATATTTTCGGAATTTGCAAACCTTTGAAGCATTATTTTCTGGTCAAACTCTTGCTCAATAAGTTGGATAGTGCCTGCAGCTGATTTATCATTAAGAGCGTGTCTAGCTGCCTGAGCTTTAGCCTCTGCTTCTATTCGATCGCGATATATTAGACCGCCTCCAGGACCTTCCTGATCTGATACAGAATCTTTAATATTTTGATCTATCATATCCTTTCTAAGTTTGTGTTGTCTTTTCATTATATCTAAACTTTGTTTGTAAAAAATTAATTGCTTTTTCTGTTGTGATAGTATTTTCTGATCTACTTTTAACTCATTAATCGTTTTCTCTACTGTCTGAAGCTCTTGACTTAATTGTATTTTTTCTCGCAATGTGTCAAGCTCTATGCCGTACTTTTTTAGTATTTCTGTGCGTATTTCTTCTTCTCTTGTCATCTCAGTAGTAACGTCACCTAAATGCTTCGCTTTAAAGTCGTCAAAGGCTCGTTGATCAACATTTGCTTTTTCAATTAAAGCTAGCTTACTTAATTCAGTAGCTTTCAAGGTGCTTATTTTTCGTTCAGTAACTTCTTGCACATCTAAAGCAGCTGCCATTGCAGTATTCGCTTGCGTTGCTTGCATTTTTTGCTTATGCCTTTCTTTTCCTACTTGTGTAACAAAGGCAAGCTCCTTCTCGAGTTGCAATACTCTAGCATCTTGCTCTTTTTCTGCGTCGTTTCTACCATCCAGAGTTGTTATTTCGAAGTCGCCCCCATCGAGATAAGTATGGCCTTTCTTGCCCCTACCTTCTGCTGCTTGCGTTTTATAAAGAGTATCAAGTTCAGCTTGAAAATCTTTAATTGCTCGGAAATCAGCAGTCTGAGGAGCAAAGGTTGTAACTTGTGCCGCCATTGCTGTTATGGAAGCTTTTTGCAACTTACTTAAGTTTCCGAATTCCGTACCTAATTCCATCGTAGCTACTTTTAATCGCTGCAAGACTTTTTCTGAAACTTGACCTTCTGTTCCAATAGTCCTGAGAGCCTTTCCATATTCAGAAAATGCTTCAAATTTTCCATAAGATCTTTCTAGGTCTTCAGTTAGAGTTATTTGAGTATCTATGAAAACTCTATATTGTTCATTAGCTTTTACAAACTTATCATTGTCTACAAAGTCCCTAGCTTCTGTTTCTTCTGCTGTATTTTGGTCAAAAGAGACGGCCCCTCTCCTTCCGGTATTAGCTTTATCTAGTTGGTTATTCTTAGCCTCTGCTGCTTGCGCAATTCTTAACTTCGAGTTATACTCATCCATGAAACTTAACATTTTACCAAATTCGGTTTGATTTACGGCACCTGCAATATTTCCAAGAGCGCTTCCTATACTAACTAAACCTATTTGGTCTTGATTTTCTATCATAATTCTTTGAACTTCGACTAGCTTAAGATAGTCTTGGTTAAGGGACTGTACTTTGTCACTTAATGCATCAAAAGCTTTTTCTGTGTCATTAAGATCTTTTGGCTTAATAAATGCATCTTTGAGCATCATAAGTGCCATTACAACTAAAGAAATCCAGCCCGCCCAGCTCATCATCTTCATCAGTGCAACACTCATTTTTGCAGCGGCTCCTTGAACAAAAGCAGACATCGATGCAAAAGCATAGCTGATACCTTTAGTGGTGACTTTTGCATCAACTGAAAGTTTTTTGTTTGCTACCTTTATTCCTGCCACCATTCTTTCATAAGATAACAGAGCTTCGTTCGTAAACCCTTTAAAAATTCCTGAAATTACCTTTCCATCTTTACCAAGTTTTTTCTTCGCAAGAGTTAAAGAGTTTGCAAGTTGACTCGTTTCTTTTTTACTTAAAGCAGTTCCCGCACCTACTTTATTCATAATTTTTGAGGTACCGACATTAGGTGTTTCTTTGTTGCTCATTGCAGCTAGAGTTTGTTTTTGTAGAGAAGCAGTGTAGATCTCTACTGCTTTTGTTGCATCTAATGCGCCTAGTTTTTCAGCTTCCCAGTGTTGTTTAGCAGCTGCGGCATTAGCTACGGACTTTGTCACTAGTCCGTCCATACTAAAGCCCATCGCTTTCAGAGGGCCTTTCGCTAATAACCCAAAAGCGGCTATAGCTAATAAAGGTACGTCTGTAAGTACTTTTGCTAAAGACCCAAAAACAGGAAGTAAGCCGTTTTGAATTAGCATTATTATATCATCAAAAGCTTTTCCAAGTTGGGCAAAGGGATTCGCTTGTGAGCCCCCCATGACATCTTGTATTCTAGAATACTTTGACTCACTTTGAGACAGTACTTCGTTTACAACTGCTTGGCTCTTTTCAAATTGAGTCAAGTCTTTAACACTTTTCCCAAGTGTTTCAGCATAATTCTTAGAGGCAGTATCAAGCCTTAGGATAATACCTAATTCATCTAGTAGTTCTGGTTCTGCTTTTGTTACGCCTTTAATAAGGCGGTTGAAGGAGTCTGTTACATCCCTACCTAATACTGCGGAGGTATCTTTGGCGGCTTTACCTAATCTTTCTAGTTGATCTGTAGTAACACCTGCTGCGGTACCGATCGCAACAGCTTGGGCAGCATCTCTAAAGGTTATTTGAGCACCCGTAGCTGCTATAATATCATTTGTAAGTGTGCGCATTGCAATACCAGTAGCACTTGCATAAGTTGTTTGACCTGCTTGCATAACAGCTAAATCACCAGCTCTTTTAAGAAAGCCAAAAGCAGCAGTAAGAGCGAACATCTGAGCTGCAAAAGACGCATAGGCTCCTACTACACCGTCCATGCCCCTGGCCATTCCTGCAAAGTTTTTACCGCCGGCAGACGCAGTGCCTGCCACACCTTTTATGCCTTTTTGAGCGTCTCGAGAAGATTTAGCCGTGTCGTCTAAACCTTTAGCGGCTGCTTTGGCGCCTAAGCCTACTTTTCCTGTAGTGCCTTTGTCGTCAATGATTACATCAATTTCAACTTTATTCTTTGCCATTAGCCTTTTACATTATGGGTGAAATTTTTTCCACCGCCCGCCGATTTACGTTCTTCAGCTTTTCTTTTCTTTTCTGCGCTTTGTGCTCTAGTATTAACTATGATACTTTCGTATGATTTCATTATATATAAAATCGTTTTTGGCTGTTCTACTTCATATAACTTAAAAAAGTACTCTAAAGTATCCCATTTCTTACCAAAGTAGTTGCCAGACATTCCATCCCATATATCTTCTAATAACCCAAATATAAAAAATGCCGTCTGGACCTCAACGGGAAAATCCGAAAGGTCTAGCGGCATCTTTTCAGGGTCTGGTTCTTCACCCAGCTGTTCACAGATCAAGAGATATTTATCCACATCAATCTGGGTAGATTCTTTTACATAGCGTTCAAGAAGGGAGTTTATCTCCCCTATTTGTTCCCAGTAAAATTTTCTAGTTCGCTGACTGTCTCCGTAACCCAGGTATCAAAGTCTCCTGAATTTTTCATGAGTAACTCAGCATTATCCTGAGTGTATAAAAGCACGTCCTCACTGTCTAATGCCGAGATATCTACCAAAAGAAGCTCTTCTAAGTATCGATATTTAAGGCCAGACCAGTTTTTAATTACTGCTTTACAGTACTCTACAAGGAACTTATCTTCGTCAAGAATCTCTTCAGGCTGACGAGTTTTTTTACTAAATTTAGTAGTAACGCATTTTTTTCTTAATTTTAGCAACTCTTCTCTAGCTAAATAACAGAGATCTACTGTCATATCATTATAGCCTGGAAAGTCTAGTGTTACAGTTTTACTAGGAGTCATCAGACTCGCTAGAGAAATAGGGGTATCAGTCATTACTTTATCCTTTAATTATTTATTAGTGGAAACAAAACAGGGATGAAAATTCATCCCTGTTCTGATTTTCTATTACATAGTATAGTCGAAAAGACCTCCCATGTCAAGAACTTTTTTTACGCTGCTGTTACACCGCTACACCTTTATATACAATAACAGCTTCATCTGCACCTGCAATATCTGTAGGTAACGCACTGAATGTAGTCTCAATAGAAATAACATCCTCAATACTATGCGCTGGAATTTCTAAGTGACAATTCGGCAGGTTTATTGACATATGGGGGGCTATTGTAGAAGCTGGAGGAGTGCCGCCAATATGGAAGGTTAAGTCAAAGTCGTTTGTTACCGTAGTAGTAGCTGAGGCTAGGTCTTCGAACAAGTCTGAGCTTCCAGCTGATGAGTTAGACAAGTAACAAGTAAAGTTACCTCCAATAGTACGAGTACCAGTTACATGACCGATAGGACTATTTACTTCACCAATCGTGTCTGGAGTTAGATAAGTAATATTATTTTCAAAACTAACACTACCACCTGTCAGAGTCAGAGTATAAACAGCCGCGAAAGGAGACCCAGCCGCGTTCTTAACCGCTAAAGTAGTCAAACGGTTTCGAATAAAGTTATTAGTAGCTGATAAGCCTTCCGCAACAGTTACTGTAGGTTGTGAACCTTCATCAGTAATGTTTGAAGCAAAGCCTGACCAGTTAATAGTAGCAATACCATCAATATCAAAATCTACTGTTGCAGAGTTAACTACTGCTTTAGATAGCTTATATACTTGGTGGGTGCCTGCATTATAAGCCCCTGAACCCATAATAAAGTAAATTTCTAATTCCTTTAACGAAGATTTGTTAGACCCTAAGAAATCAATTTTCATTCTTTCGGTTGTAGTTGTGTCAAAACTTGCATCAGCCGTAGTGTTATAAGTAATATTATCATCCCAAGAAGCGTCAGCAGAAGCTGTACCTTCCGTAAATTCGGCAGTTCCAACTAGAGCTGCCCAGAGAACTTCCTCTACTGCGTGAACGGAGGCAGAATCACCATCCCATCCAAGTCCGGTAGGAACAGTTACAGCATCTACCGTGGATAAAAAGGGTCGTACATAAGTTGAGAAAGACCATTCGGCTGGTGCCATAGAGTCGTTGAACATCTTACGACCTCGACGCGATACACCCGCTGTGGATTCCATCTCGGACAGAGTTACCTCTGATGAGTTTGTTGCTTGAGAGAAAGAGAAACCATCTAATACTGGAATCTCAAAAAAGGTTGAGTCGCACTTTACAACCAGTTTGGTGTCTCTGCTAAAAAATAAATCATTTGCCATAGTTATTCTCCTATGTTATCTTGAAAAGACATGGACGTGAACTTTTGTTCGTGCCAGTATTTTCTAATATCGAACCTCTACGAGCATTTCTCCTACTCCTAGTGGTTCAAGTACACCTTCATCTGTATCAATACTAATGACTGTGATCTGTTGTGTATATTGATCAACATTATTGCGATCTTTATACCTAATTCTTGAGTTTTCTTCTATTACAGTTTCTACATCCTCTAGTAAAGCATCTAGAGCCGCTACTGAGTCTTCTTCTTTTACATAGCAGCGAATAGTTACAGATAGAAATCTATCTTTGCGTCCTGCTGCTTGGTACTGACGAGTCTCAGAGCCAGCATTTAAATGCAAAGCGGGAAACTCTTCTACCTCATCCCAGAACTTAAGGCGCGGAGACACATTTTGGTCTAAATTAGTTAAGTAGTATCCCGTACCGTCAATATCTTTAAACGCATCGACAAGGGCTGCTACTATACCTAGACGTCGAGTTGTGTACTGCCTACTTTGTTCCATTACATTCTCCTAGTGTAGAATCTTCCGGTTGCTACTGTTGCAGCTAACTCTCGAATAGACTTGTCAATTAGTTTTCTGGGGTCCCTGTACTCATTGGACCAGCTCCCTGAGCTACCGGTTTCAAATACTTGGTAAGGATCTCTCTGATAAGTATAGCCTATACTTGGAAAACCTTGAGGAGTCTGCATTATATCAGTAACTCTTACACTTGTTGCAAATCTACCTGTTACATTTTCTAGTTTTGGTGCGCCCATGTTGCTCCTTACAGTATCAGGTAATCTTTTATTAAGCATTGTTATCATAGCTAAAGGACTACTAGAGACCCCTTTGTTGGCTTGACGCTTTCTTCTACTTTTTTTACTTCCTTTGCTTCCTAAAGAAGCTACCGATGATTTGGCTTTGTTGGGCTTTTTCTTATTCTTTCCTTTATAGGAAGGATCGAGTTTATCTTTAAAGCCTACTAATTTAACTCCTTTAGTTCCTTTTAGCTTATCTGAAAAGGCTTTTAGTATTATTTTCTGCCTTCTAGTAATAGAGGAATCTGATCCTTCGCTTAGTGTAATATCTTCCTTCATTTCTTCAATTATAGCAGTTATAGTTTTATTAAGGTGGAGCACCTCGTCTTTATTATCTCTATTAATTTTTTTACTTTCCATCTTAATAGAGACAGTATCTTTAGGATCTCCTTCGGACTTTATTATAGACCACTCCATGGAGTCTAATACTTTCTGTATTTCTGCACTTAAATTACGGCCTGCACTACCTCCGTCTCCCGTAGTTATTTCAAATCTTCCTATAGTACTGGAAACTGCTGCAAGTCTTTGAGCAGATATTGAAGAACCTCCTTCATGTCCTATATCTAAAAAGCCTCTTTGTGCGGCTGGCAGATTAGATCTCGACTTAGCAACATCGGCATTTTCTATCTTTAATCTTGCCTCTAAATTAGCATTAAAATCTATTTGTTCTGCTTGTTTTACTTTCTTAAAAGCATTAAACACGCTAGAGGGCTTTTTGTCTGCTTTAGGGGATAGATTAAAAGTAAAGTTTGTTGTATCTTCGCTAAGGTTTGACACTTCTGTCCACTTTGTATTCTTCGGATCAAAATTTTTAAATGCCGCATGTAATTTCTTGCTAAACTTTACTGATTCTGTTTGTATAAATGCTTTTGTTTCTGCCTCTAGCTTTTCTACTGATAACAAAGCCATAAATTCTTGTTCTACTTGACTTGCAATATCTGTAGCATTTACTGTAATACCATGAATTCTTTTATTACTTGTAAAGTTCCTATATGTAGCAGAAGTTTTATGAACATTTTTTATTATCTCCTCAAGTAACTTATCTAAACTTTGCTTAGCCATTAGTAGTTTTTATACAAATCCAGAACCCGTTTAATATGGTCTGGAAAGCCTACATTATCACTTTGACTGGAAGTACTATTATTTGCAGTACTTGCGCCTTGCATAGTCTGACGAGCTTTATGCTCATCTTTATGATAGTAGTTAATTAAGTCAATTACTGCTAGTTTAAGATCTGCGGGGCAGGCCGCATATCCTGATTTATAAGCGACTTGTACCGAGCCGGGGCCTTGAGGCCAGTTCTTAAAAGTTGCACCCGTGGTACGAACAATACTGTCTGTATCAAGATCTAAGTAGTATTCATGTGCTCCGGTAGTCAGTGTAGTATAAGCAGCATCATAAGAAGTTCTTTCTTTGACACTCGTTATTGAAACTATGGGGCTTCCTTCCAGTTGGATATTGGTAGTGCTCCATTTAACGCTGATAGTTTCTGTTTTATCGGTACTGTAGTAGTCTACTAGTGCATTATTGCAATAAGTTTTTACTAAAGTACTTATCGAGGCAATTAAAGAATTTAGACGAGTATCATCCTTCGTACTTTCAATCTTTTCTGAAGTTTTATAATCTTCTAAAGTTATTAAATTTGCCATATAAGTTCCTTAGTAAAAACTTAGGGGAGGAAGCCTCCCCCTCGTTTCTATACTTTTAAGTATTAAGCGATGTAGTCGATTTTCACTACTGGCTCGTGACCAGTTGCGCCTGCTACCAACTCTTCAAATCCAAGAGCTTGACTAGCAACGATTACTCGACGCTGATTCATAACTTCATAATCCTGCTCAACGGTTACGCCGCCAAGACGAGGAATTACATAGTTACGAGTGTTAACACATAGAGCTGCTGGAATACCAACTGCAGGTGCTGCGAACTCTTCAGATACAATCACTGGAGTACCGTAAACGGCTCCAACAGTACCAGTTACTCGAGCAGCAAGATCAGATCCTACTTCATCAAGAGTCTGGAAGTTTGCATCATTCAACAGATCGTAGAAACCGTCATTACTTACAATGTAAGCCATGTCAGTTGGGTTAACACCATAACGACCCATTCCTTCACGAGCTGCTAAAAGCAACGCTGAAGTTAAACGAGTAGCGTCAGATACGTCCAAAGTAGTGCCGTGAGCAGCTGCATAGCCGTCAAGACCAGTAATTGAACCAGAACCATTGATAATAGCGTTCTCTACTGCGCGTCCGTGTGCACGAGCAACTGACTCAACTAGCATAGGCATCAAGTTAATGAGGACTTGCTCGTCTACGTTGTTGTCCATGAAAGAACTAGAGATCAAGCGATAAGCATTAAGAATTACTTGCTTAACTTTAAACGTGTTATCAGAAGCTCCACGATTTTCCAAGTTACCAGCAGCAGCAGCACCTGTCTGGAATACAGCAGGGTTAACATCTGGTTGGATTGGAAGTACAGTAGCTGCACCATTTACAGGCAGTTCACGGAACAAACGAGCTACTTTCAACTCATTCTGAATTTCTTTCTCTAAGAGCCTAGAAACTTCCTGATCAATGTCAGCGGCACTAGTAGTGTAATCAATACCAGCTTTTTCTTGCAGGTCGCGAGCGAAGCCTGTGTGCATACCTTTCTGAGTCATAACACCCAATAGGTGAGCTTTCAAGAACTCTGAGCCCCACTTAGATACGTCGCCTTTTCCAGCACGGTCACCAAAAGTCTTCTTGCTATTTTGCATAGCAGTGATTTCAGCTGATTTCTCTTCGAGGTCTTTGCTATGCTTAGCCATAACTTCGTCGAATTTTGCATCTTTTGCAGTAAGTTGTGCTTGTACGTCGCTCATAAGAGCTTCAACGCCAGACTGAATTCCAGTCTTAACTTTGATATCTTGTGCTTCAATAAATGAAGCCTGTTCAGCTGCTTTTTCTACTACTGCTTGCTCAGCTGCTTTTTGCTCGGCTTGCTTCATTGCGATTTGAGCGGCAGTGTCAGCTGCTACCTTTTTTGCAAAAGCTTCCAAGTCGATGTTTTGATTATCCATCTTGATCTCCTGATCTGCGGAATTAATGTCCGCGCTTTTAGGTGTGTTGTCACTAGCTATTCCCGAAGTAATAACTTCATCCTTAGCCAGAGACTGACCTGCTAGATCTACACGATT